ATGATCTAAATATCCCCGAAAACGTCAGCGTAAGTCATGACTAAGGACGATCAGGTCATAATCGGTCAACAACCCGACGACCTAGGCTCTAATCGGCTGCTATCGGTTTTGCCGCCGTTATCAGCTGTCACTTATGGCTCAGCGTTGCCTAGAATCCATACTCCGCTTAATAATTTACCGTCTAGAGGCTTCGATCTCATAGATTTAGCGGCTGACATACTTCCAGACGGGCTTATGCCATGGCAAAAGTTTGCGCTGGAGCATACGCACAAATACAAACCCGACGGTCGATGGGCTACTCCGACTAATTGCGTGGTTGTTGCCCGGCAAAATGGCAAGTCGTTTCTCCAGCAAATCAGAATCTTAGGCGGCTTATTTTTATGGGACGAGCCATTACAGATCGGCTCAGCTCACAGATTAGCCACATCGCTAGAGCAATTTAGGCAGCTAATCAACTTAATCGAGAGCTCGGAAATGTTATCTAAGCGCGTACAGCGTATTAGGTGGAGTCATGGCTCTGAGGAAATCGAAGTCAAGGGTACGACGGGGCAAATTAACCGATTTATTGTAAAGGCTGGCGGCTCAGCTGCTCGAGGCGTGTCCGCGCCATCGGCGATCCATTTAGACGAGCTTCGAGAGATGAAAGATTTAGAATCTTACGCGTCGCTTCGATATACCCTTATGGCTGCAAAGAATCCTATGATTATGAGCTACACGAACGCGGGCGATTCTCACTCGGTCGTATTAAATGCGTTTCGAGAGCGCGGACTAGCTGCCGCCGCTGGAGCTAATGACGACATCGGCTATTTTGAGTGGAGCGCACCTACCGACGATATTCAGCTCGAATCTAATTGGCTCGCTGCCAATCCAGCCATCGGTCACACAATTAACATCGACAACATACAGGCGGTACTTAACGATCCGCCCGAAGTCGTACAAACCGAGGTATTATGCCGATGGGTGCAAACCATCTCAAGCATTATCGGAGCGAACGAGTGGAATAATTGCCACGATGAAAGCGTCGATCTCGACCCTGAAAAGCTGACATGGCTTGCGCTAGATATTTCGCCTGATCGCAAATTCTGCGCGTTAGTCGGCGCTCAAAAATTAGGCGATGAACGTTTCGTTGTAAAGCTGCTCCACACCTGGGAGAATTCAGTCCAGCTTGACGATCGAGAGATCGCTAACGAGGCGGCTAAATACTGTCGAAAGTATCCGCTCGAATACTTGCTTTACTCCAGGCGAACTTCGGGCGCGGTCGCGGCTAGATTCCAGCCCGCTGGTATTCCGATCTTTGACATGGATTCGGTTTACCCGCAAAGCTGCGACGAGCTGCTCGGTGCGATTAACTCGGGACGATTACGCCATCGAGGACAAAGCGATCTCACTAAACAGATTCTCTCAGCTGTCCAATTAAAGCGCGGCGATGGTGGCTGGGTTATTGGACGTCGAGCTTCGCAAGCTGCGGTCTGTGCTGCGGTAGCGACGGCGTTAGTAACACACTTCGCGACACGCCCAGAGATGGACTTCGATATTATGACGGCTTAGTGCTATACGGCTGACAGAATTGGCGCATGGGTATTCGTGATCTATTTGCGTCAAAGGTGGAAGCTGTAACGCCGCTCCAAAATAGCGACATCGAAGCTTCCGTATCACCTGTATTCGCGCTGGATTCTATTTATACCTTTAACGGCGGCGCTACTCAGGCTACGCGCGAGGAAGCTATGAGTGTTCCCACGATCGCACGTGCTCGCGGGATCATCTGTTCGTCCATCGCTTCGATCGGGTTACAGCTAAGGGACAATACGACAGGGCTCGAAGTGCCAGCGCCCCGAGTAATTCGTGATCCCGATCCACGCGTACCTGGTAGCGCAACTTATGTCTGGACAGCTGAGGATTTATTATTTTACGGCTATGCCTATTGGCAAATTACCGAACTTTTCGCCGACACTATGCGAATTCGCTCCGTTCAGCGAATCGTTCCTACACGCGTCGGCGTTTTCTTAAATGCTAACGGAACCGAAGTTATGTATTACACGATCGACGGAAAACAAATTCCCGAAACGGGCGTCGGATCGTTAGTCGTATTTTACGGAAACGACGAAGGATTATTAAATCGCGCTGGTCGCACAATTAGAACAGGTGCGGAACTTGAGCGAGCAGCTGCTAACTATGCTCGCGAACCTGTCCCGTCAATGGTATTAAAATCTAATGGAACAGCGTTACCAGCTGATCGAATTGCAAAATTACTTGAGTCATGGGGCGTCGCTAGACGTAATCGCTCGACCGCGTTTCTTAATGCGGACGTGGAATTACAAACAGTCGGCTTTGATCCTGAGAAGTTACAGCTCGCGGCAGCCCGTTCCTACATAGCAACCGAACTGGCAAGGGCGATTGGAATTCCAGCGTTTTACGTTGACGCGGAAACTGGATCGAGCATGACTTACTCAAACGCAAACGTTACTCGCAAAACTTTGCTTGACTTCTCGTTAATTCCGCTAATGACAAGCATAAGCACCAGGCTATCTATGCCAGATTTCACGCCATCATCACAGACAGTCAATTTCAGACTTGAGGATTACTTGCGTGGAAGTGAAGCGGAACGTGTAGCAATTTACAAAACATTATTTGAAATCGGCGCAATCAGCGTCGAGGAAATCCGACAAGCTGAGGAAATGATTAAATGAAGCTAAACATGCCGCTACAAATTACGTCAGCCGATAGCGAATCTCGCACAATTACGGGACGCGTCGTAACATGGAACGAAACTGGATCAACGTCCGCAGGACTTACGACGTTTAAACCAGAATCTATTGCCACTAAGAACGTTAAATTATTACTTGAACACGATCGCACTCGACCAATCGGAAAGGTTCTATCTATGACCGCAACCGAACAGGGAATCGACGCGACATTTAAGATCGCGGAAACAACAGCGGGCAACGACGCACTTATTGAGGCGGCCACAGGTTTACGCGATGGTTTTAGTGTCGGCGTTAAAGTTAACGCGCACGATTTCGTCGATGGCGTATTAGTAGTAGCTAAAGGCTCTCTCGATGAAGTCAGTTTAGTTTCAGAGCCAGCCATCGAAAGCGCCCGCGTCAGTTCCGTAGCTGCGAGTCAAGACGGCAGCGACGATGAGGACGACGAGGACAAAGAGGAAATGAAAGCAACCGATGAGAATTCTGATCCCCTAGATGAGGAAACAGAAGAAGAAAATCCAACAACAGAAGGAGAAAAAGTGTCAGACACTACCGAAACCGCTGCCGCCGAAACATCGGTAGAAGCGTCTAAGCATGTTCCAATGGCGTACACAGCGCCACGTTCACCTATTGTCGATAAGGTTTCTTATTTACAGTATTCACTCAAGGCGTCAGTTCTACACGATGAGGACGCTCGCCAGTACGTCAAAGCCGCCGATAATTCGACTTCGACTGCTCCAGGCATGGTGCCGACCCCTCAAAGTCGTACAGTAATTAACGCGTTAGCTAATGCCGATCGCGGCATGATCGACGCGCTATCTCGCGAAGCGCTAAGCGCAACAGGTATGACTTTCGAATTGCCTAAAGTCACAGCTGTACCAACTGTTGCAAACATCGCTGAAAATGCTGCGATTACAGAATCAAATCTAAGCGCAACTTACATTTCAGTTCCCGTACAGTCCTTCAAGGGTCGTGCCATAAGCACTATTGAGCTAATTGACCGCAGCGATCCTTCATACCTAACAGCATTACTCCAGAATCTCGAATTTGCTTACGCTAAGGTCACAGATGAGTTCGCTGTGGGAACTATTGCAGCAGCTGGTCAACAGACAGGCGTCAACGCTAATACAGCTACTGGATTCTTAGGTTATACATCACAAGCCGCGGGCGCTGTTTATTCATCATCACTTGGCTTTGCTCGTAACCTAGTAGTAAGCCCAGGACAATGGACTAACATCATGGGTTACAACGACAATGGCGCACCGCTGTATAACGCAGCTCAGCCATCAAACGCAGCTGGTAACGTTCGCGGCGATTCACTTCGCGGCGTAGTTTCTCCAGGTTTAAATCTATTCGTTTCACGTTCAATCGGAAACGCTGGACCAACTACATCAGCTGGCGACTTCTCAATGGTAGTCGTTAACCCAGACGCATGGACATGGTATGAGTCCCCACGTTTCGAGCTGCGTACTAACGTCAACTCAGATGGAACCATCGACATCCTGTATTACGGCTATGCCGCAATCGCTCCAAAGATTCCTTTTGGCGCTTGCTGGAACCAGACCTGAGATAACTAAATAATCATCGGTCGTTTCGCTCCCGAGGCGACCGAGCAGAATATAGAGAGGAACGCTAATGCCAATAGTTACAGCTACGGAACTTCGTGACGTGCTAGGCGTTAGCGTTTCTCTTTACTCGGACGCTTATCTCGATCTTATGATCGCAAGTGCTGAGGGTGCGATCCTTCCGCTATTAACTGGCTACCAATCAGCGATTACAGGGATCGAAGTTAAAGATGGCATGGCGTTTTATACGACTCAACGCATAAATTATTTCGTGCCCGGTCAAGCTGTAATCATTTCAGGCTGCGGAGCTGCGTTCGATTTAACCGTTACAGTCAACGATCATCAAATTGCGCCATACATATTCACAACAGCAACAGCAGCACCAGATCAAATATTTACACCTAAAATTCCAGCTGGTTTAGCCGTACTTAATGGCTCAACAGCTGACGATCTATATTCAGGAGTAGCGCCCGTAAAGTCGGCGCTGCTAGTCGTATCGGTTGAGGTCTTTCAGTCGATCACAGCTCCGGGCAATACTTCGGCACAGGTTGACTTCAATCCATCGCCTTTCGTGCTAGGTCGCTCCTTACAAAATCGCGTAGTCGGTTTATTAGCTCCATTTATTGACGTCGAAACTATGGGTCAATAATGCCAACCTCAATTCAGGCTGACGTTCGTGCGCCACTAGCGACCGCTCTCGCTGGCGTAACGGCTTCGGTCTATGAGTCAGTACCCGAGGCGGTAATCCCGCCCGCTGCGATCATCGTGCCGGGTACTCCGTATTTGGAGACGACGCTAATTAGCAGCTCGATCCAATTAAAAGTCAATTTTACAATCTCAGCCGCCGTCGCGTATAACAATAACGCGGGCGCTCTCGATAATCTCGAGAAGTTAGTCATACAGATTCTCGCGGCTATTCCGTCGGGATATATTGTCGGCGACGTATCGCGTCCGTCGATCGTTGCGTTAGGTTCGAGTAATTTACTTATTTCG